CGTCCGCGAAGTTTCCGAACGTCTTGTTGACGTCCGTCATGTAGTTTAACCACGCGGGCTGTTTCCCTGCGGATTTTTGAATTCATTGTCCGCCTTCGTATGATGTGGTCCACCATGCCATTTGTTCTTGGATGAGGTCTTGGAACCCGATCTGGTCGAGACCTGGCTTATGTAGGTCATCGAGTGTCTGAAGTCCGCTTTGCCAATCGTTTCCTTGGCTGTAATCCACTCTTGGCGTCAGGCTTACGATACCTATTACATAGCTCGGTTCCTCTACCCGGATATCTATGTAGCCTCCTTTGTGTTTTTCCGCTAATCGTCCTCTGCCGGCCAGCGTTCCGAGTGGCTGTGTATCTGTTTCGGTGTTCGACACCACTTCTTGAAATACGAGCTCTTTCGACAGACCTCCCATATACATGGGTGATTCTGCCATCCGTGTTTTTCGAATGCCGTAGGCTGCGTCGATCCAGTCGTTATACGTGCCTCCGCTGACCGCGATGCGGTTCAGCATCTCGTATATTTTCTGGCTTAGATTTAGTTGGTCGATTGTGAAGCTGTCGCCTACTGTTGATACGGCTGACGCGTCGCTTATTGCGTCCATGTACTCTGCATCAAGCCAGTTGTTGAATAAGTCGCTTTGGTAGGTTTTTAGGCCGAGACCTGTTTGTGTAATTTTTATCGCAGAAGGATCATACAGTACGCTGTACGGTTGTATGTCCGGTACGTTGATTCTAAACGGTGTTGAGGTGATGTTGTATGCTAGTATTTCTTCCCGCATTTCATCTATGTTCTCCAGCGGGAATGTAGTTATCGTTGGCTTTACTTGGAGGTTTCCTATGTTTTCGGCGTATGCCCAACTTTCTACTGTATCGCCGGCGTATTGCGCTAGCACCTGCGCTGTGATTGTGCCGCTGTTGTCGTTATACATGCCTCCTACGAGGTCGTACATAGTAATAGCTCCAAGTGATTGCAGGTTTGCCACCACGCCTTGCAGGTTGGGCGCTGCTCCTGTGTATGTTATTAGTATCGTACTGTATGCGTCTATTGGAAATCCTCCGATCGTGTCGGGCGCTTCTGGCACTTCGTAGCTGTCTACCGGTGTCGTTACCGTGACCGTGTCGATGGTTTGGTCGCTTTCCGGTTGGTCTGTCGCAATGAAAGCTCCGATTTTTTCCTGTTTGTTGGCGTAATAGTTTTTGTAGATGTCCCAATATGCGAGAATTGGAACTGCGTTGAAGTTTCTTACTATTATCTCTCCTTCTCCATGGCTTCCAATTCCTCGTATGCCGAGATATGCGAGCAGCGACGATGGATTGATTACCGTTCCCGGTGCTCCTTCTATTGTTGGTAATGCCGGCAGTTGTATTTGCGGCAGTTTTACCTGTGACATGTCCAGTCCGATTCCCAGTTTGTTATTGTGAAGCAGGCTGTTGTACAACCGGATCGGCACACTGAATACATCGAGTTGTACTTTATAGCTTCCAAAGAGTGGCCCGATTGTGGGCAACGTTTTGACGTCGCACTCGAGATTGATATCAAACGTGTCGCCGGGAAGCATGATCCGAGAGTAGAACGGTACTAGTGTTCCTGCTGCCATACTTGACCTCCAGATTGTGCTGAGATTGTGCGTACTGCGTTCGTAGCCGTGAAGCTCTATTTGCATTTTTTTGCCTGAGCCAAGGCGGTCGCCGCCCAGTGTTTTGGTTTGCATAATGGTTGTTTTTAAGTTAACGATGTAGATATAATATGCCCGGATCACATTCCGGGCATATTTTGTCTATTCAAATGGTAGGTCGAGTTCAATCTGGTTCTTGATTGTGTTGTCTTCTTCTTGTTCGATTATTCCGTAATTTATCATGGCTTCGAAGGTTTTTGGTAGTAATTTTGCTTGCTTGTGGTATTCTACAATTTCGTTTACGGTGTATATTCGGATCGTCGCGAGCGCTTTTCTTAGTGCTTGGTTGAGGATTGCCCGCGGTAGTCCACCCAATCGGAAGGATTGAAGGGTGATCAGATCGTCTTCTTCGATTTCGACGATTATACACTCATTATTTGCTTTCTTTTTCATCTTGTGCTTTGTTTTGGAATCCTGTGATAATATCTTCTACGTTGTGCATCGTTATGGCAACGATCATTCCGCTTATCAATGACCAATCTTTGTTTTCGACTGCTTCTATTGCTTCTTCGGCTGTTTTGTATCGGGCGAGTATGTACTGTCCCATCGTTACCATTGCTTCTTCTTTGTCTTCTCGAACTATGAACGGGTATGAATGTATTACCCTTTGGTCTGTTTCAAGGCTGATTTGTTCCTTTCTCATTTCTTGCGTGTTTTTAGAAGTTTTTCAATTTTTTCAATTAGTTTTTTGTAGACCTTTTTTATAATTTCGTGTGTACTTTCTTTTTCAATTCTCTTTAGGTCTGCTAATGCACTTTCTAATTCTTCTTTTTTCATTCGTTCGTATTTCATGTTGTTGTTGTTTTTTGTTCCACGTGGAACGTTTAGTTAGATGTTGTATGTTTTATTTTCTAGGTACCATTCTATCAGATACTCGTAACATTTTCCCCATTCGTTAAGTTTCTGATCTAATGTTGTTTTTTCGGGTTGTTCTCTTTCCCAGATGTGGTATATGCCGTCTAATAGTCCAGTGAAATAGTCCAGTGATCTGTTGCTTAGTTTGTGGTGGTTCTCTTCTAAGCACTTTACTGTTTCTCTCATTAGGTTTATTTTCTTCATGTCGTTATGTTTTGTTAATGCTAAGTTACGTCTTTTTTTTGAGTTAGCAACTTTTTTCGGATTTTTTTTCTAACTTTTTTTTGAGCAAGTGTATTTTAGGAGCAATGTGCACATCTTGTTAGCAACGCCCCCCTAAACGCCGATTATAATAAATTGCGCGTTAGCGCTCCATTAGTGCCGAAGCACAGCGAAAGGCACACTCCACACTACTAGCTGTCTCTTTTGCTGTCTTTCTTGCGTGCGTTCTCTATCCTCTGGAGTTGTTTCAGTTTCCTTCTGTCTCTTTCATATTGGATACTGTTCCAATCATATGGGTTTCCATATCCCAGTTCTTTGTTCTTGGCTTGATGCCATTTTAGCAGTTTGTTGTATGCTTCTGCTCCTTCTTCGGTGTTTATATTTTTTATTCTTTCACCGTTTATCCACCTTTCCTCTTTGTTCAATCTTTGCAGCCACAATAGCTCTCTTTCTTCCTCGCTATATATTTTGTTTCGATAATATATTGGCAGGGCAATTTCATGCCCCGTTCTTGTTTTGTACGTGTCTTTTGTATTGTCGAATTTGAACGTGTTTCTTTCCGCGTCGGGTCTTTTCATATATCCTGACCCGATGCCGGCGCTACACAATATCACCGGTTTATAATATTTGTGTTTCAGGTCTACTTTTGTCACGTATTTTATAATGTAGTTTATTGTTTTTTCACTTACATAGTTTATAGTTTGATTTCCCTTTTTTTTTCCTTTCCATATATACCCATATTGCCAGTGTTTTTCTATTTCGTTCACGTCGTCACAATATATAATTCCGTGCAAATGTATATTTTCTGTGCCGTTATGTCCTAGTTCTGTTATCAGCCAGTGCCTTACACTTTTCTTGTTACTCTTTCTCCATCTTTCTAGGAACCTTCTTACCGCTAATGTTGCGATTGCGTTATCCAGTGTATATCCTTCTACAGGTTTCTTTTTCAGGACTATATCTGCCAGTTCCGCGTAGCTCTGGTTGCTGAATGTCAGCGTTATGAATCTTCCGTTTCGGTGGTTTCTTATATCCTCGAATAGCCGTACTTTCCATTGGTTGGCTTTCTGCTTCATGCATTCCATGCAATGCCCACAACCAATAGGGACGTACAGCACACGCTCGTCATCGCAGTGTGGTACGTCTCCTTGGTTCTTTTTATTTGGCCTGTATTTTGGGTTTTTTATGAACTTCGGATACAGGCACATGGTTTATTTTTTAATGACTTTAGGTTTTACCGTAGGAATCTTGATGAATTTCAATATATTCCCTATTGCACCTACCGTTGTTTGCATGCTTTGTGGCAGGTCTTGAATGAATTTTTGCAGTTGCAGCGCCTCTGCCGCGATCTCGTTTCCAAATGCGTTGTTTCTTGCTTTTTCGAGGAACTCACGTACATTGGTGTTCGCGTTGCGTTGCGCTGCTTCGCTTTGCATCATTTGCGCTACCGCGTTGCGCTCTTTGATAGATAATCCTTTCCATCCTTGTGCGATGCTCGCTTTCACT